CTCTATAATCTTAAATTTCATAATCAATCCCCCAAACTTAATACACTATTTACTTATTAACTACGAACCTATATACAGTATACAAACAAATAGACAAATGCCAAATAGATAATAAGATATAATTAGTTGTTGTATAAGGACTTATAGTTATAGGACTTTGCCTGTAGCGGCAGCAGGCTCATCTAACAGGCAGCATTGGGCATTAGGCATACAGGCTTAAATAAGGCTCTGTATACGTCCGATAATCAAGGGGGGTGGTAGCCTGAATAAGGAACTCTCTGGGGGTAATAACCCCGCTGGCAAAAATATTATATATGTTAATTTATCGAGCTTCTACAGATTATACAGGTAATATTCATACTGAATCGCGGTTTTCAGGAAGTTTAAGGACGTATAAACCCCTCTGGTAAAAATATTATATATGCTTTTCTTTAAAAAGGAATCCTATCCACTTGAAAACCACAAGTACCTTGTGCTTATTTACGGGATGGTCTGTTAAAGCAGGAACTCATTGGTATCAATCGCGGTTTTTGGGGTGAGTAGGGCCATCTGTCCGGCCTTTTGTTCTTTAACGGGTACGCCTGTTTCGGCGGTATTTATTCTTCTTTTCATCATCTCGATATATTCCGGTTTGAGTTCGATCATGATATAGTCTCGTCTCTGTTGGGCGGCCACAAGGCCTACTGTACCAGAACCGGCAAAGGGATCGAGGACTATACCGGGCTTGAATTCCACTCCACAGCCACAGTCCGTATAGCCTTTGTATATTTTTGCTGAACTTTTTTGCCCCCATATTTCCGTATAATATCGAATTAGCTCAGAACCATACCCCCTACCGCCCTTGCCGTCTGCTGTTGGTTGTTTGCCGTTATATTTTGTGTTAAGAGATTGGCTTTTTAACCACTCATTATATCGTGGATGGTCTTTGTCGTAAGGTATATCGTATATCTTCTCCCTCGCCTTCCCGCATTTAGTGCAGACAAACTCTGGGCAGCCTGCCTTAATCATAGGCTCGACCAGCTTCTCAGGAAAAGTTGCAAAATGGGCCTCAGCGAATGGCTGTGTTGGTATAATCCAGACGGCACGCTTGTTGCGGCCAAGAGGAGACTGGGTATAATTTGGGTCAGGTTTACCCCAACCTTTTTTATTATTCAAGTCAACTGTGCCCAATGTGTTTCCGGTAGATTCTCCACTCGGTGTTATACTCGGCTCATACTGCGGCTCGAACCAATAACGCCTGGACCTCACGAAGAAATAGACATACTCGAAGTCCACTGTGAACCTGTCTTTGGCCGAGGACGGCATCGGGTTGGGCTTCGAGTTGTGAGTCAATACGCCTGAAGCTAATGCAAATAAATGAGGGTCGTCCTTAACGCCTATTTCATAGAATATTCGGCCTTTAGCTTTTTCGATTTTAACTATCTCATTGCGTGGTTTTTTGACATTGCCGCCCGTTCTGACTTCCCCTCTAAATGATTTATATTCTTTACCATTGAATTTTGAAATAGCTTTATTCAAAGTTAAAGGTAAATTTAATCGGGCACATATCGTGCGAATATCTTTTTCTAAGTTGTAGTTTCGCGTAAATCCTAATCTCCATCTATGATTTTTCCCTTCATAATGTCCATCGCCAGCCAAGTAACCCAATAAAAGATGGTGTAAAAATACATCGCTTCTCTGCCAACAATTAACCGATAAATGTTTTTTATAAGCTGTCTTGCCAGATATATATGTTTTTATAACTGATCTGAATACTTTGCCATCAACACATATTGTTGCAGATTTACCTTTATGCCGATGGATTCTAAATGCAGCTCCATATCTTTCTGCTACTTGGCGAATCAGTAAAAATGCCTGCGTTTCTTCACTATGCACAGAAAATTGGATAGTATTTGTTGGGTCAATTGAACCTTCAGCAAGATAAAATCCTAACATCCACCCAACATCCTCAGCAGGAATATATTGTGGCGACGAAAATAAATCTGGTTGTGGCAATTTACAACAATTTAATATATCCCCTATTTTTAGTTCACTGGCATTTTTCAAGCCATACAAAGTCGGCCATTTATGTTCAGGTGTGCAAGTTATAACTTCTCCGCTCCTCAACGTAATCTGAATACCATCGGCTCGTTTCTGCTTTTTTATCTTGGTAAGCTGTGTCCATTGTTTACCATTCCAAAGTTTTACTGTCGAAGGATTGAGTCGTGCCATATCTTTAATAGTCATTGGCATATCGCCCTTTTGCGACCGCACATAAAGCCTTGTAGAGCCACCCAAACACCAAATTATCACATTCCTCAAAATCCAGCCCCTATTTACCATTTCAATCGCAAAGCGCTGGGGAATAAGGCAGAGGGATTTGGCGGGGGCAAGATAGGTAGTATCTATTTTATCTTGATTTAGATATTTACTTGACCGAAAACCATCGCATTTATCGCCCTTATTAGCCGATTGATTACTTTGGCCCCTACCCGTACCTTTCGCGCTATAGGTATCCCCCAAATTTACAAAGCAAGTTCCGTCCTTGCGAAGTACCCGTTTGATCTCATCGTAAATATCGCAGAGCTTTGAGATGTATTCCTCGAAGGTCGGCTCAAGGCCGAGTTGTCCGGCAACGCCGTAGTCTCTCAACGCCCAATATGGCGGGGACGAAATACAGCAGTTGACAGATTCATCGGGCAGAGTCTTTAACACCTCTTCTGCCGAGCCTTCAATTATCTGGTTTACATTCATCTGTTATCCTTCAAAGATTGATGTTTATAAACTTTATGTCGTTTCATCCACTCTGCTAAAACCTTTACCCTCCATTCATATTCGTCCACTTCTGCGGGTGTATAATTATGTTCTTCGGAACATCGTCTGATGTTTCTTTCCCACCATTGAATAGGTTTTTTGATACAACCTGATACTACAATTCCAGGTGAATGATAACCTATACTATATTTAGGGCCACTAAACCACAATGGCGCCGTTGGTAATTTGTAGCCATCGCCTATTGAACTATCATCGCCTATCGAACAACCATCGCCTATCGAACTGTCATTACCTATCGAACAACGATTACCTATCGAACAACGATTGCCTATTGAACTGTCATTACCTATCGAACTGCCATTGCCTATCGAACAACCATCGCCTATCGAACTGTCATTGCCTATCGAACTATCATCACCTATCCAACAGCCATAGCCCATCGAACTACCATTGCCTATCCAACAGCGATTGCCTATCGAACAGCGATTGCCTATTGAACAATCATCGCCTATTACGACATCTCCATAAATATAAATACTCACTTTTCCATCAGGCGATGTATATTTACTGCCTTCTCTTTTCCAAGTTTCACACAGTTCCTTAAGAGCTTTAACTGTTATTCCGCCTACGTTAATCATTTGATTCACTTTTCTGGTTTACAGATAACATTATTAGCCTTATGTTAATATAGGTAATGTTGTTATTAGAAAGAACGAGATGAAATTGAGCTTTTGTGCATTAGCTGTCATTGGATACACCATCATTCTCATTCTTAGGAAATAAAACTAATTGACCAGCCCTTTGCTCCTTAGCTGGAACTCCCGTTTCTACCTCCTCAAGGCGTTGGCGCGCGATATTACAATAATCATTTGAAATGTCTATGCCAATATATTTTCTACCTAACATCTTAGCGGCTACACAAGTCGTGCCAGAGCCGCAGAAAGGGTCGAGGATAAGGTCGTCGGGTCTGCTATAATTCTCAACGCACCAAAGCATAAGTGGTAATGGCTTTTCGGTAGGGTGCATTTTTCCCCCAAATCCAGAAAATAATTGATATATTCTCGTTCGCCTACCTTTCGCCACCCAAGCCAACTCACATTCGGCGAATGACAGATTGGGATTTTTTTTGTCCCAAATAAGCCAATGCGGGCTTGGCGGAAGATATTTTGTAAAATAGTTGCCCCCCCAAATAATATGGTTATCACCAAGTCGAAACAAAAGCCTAAAAGCATTTGCGGTCAGCACTTTACTGTCCCATCCTGTTACTACTATCCAATCGTGTTTTCCACTACCCATTTTCATTCTATCCGCCCCTATCCCATACGGCGGGTCGGTCAATATTAAATCCGCACAGGAATCCGGGAAATCTTTGAGGATTTCCAAACAATCCCCACAGATAATTTTGTTGATATATTTATCAATCTGATTTGGCATTGATAATTTTCCCTGTTTTCAGCGTCTCTATCTCTATGAAATAATCCCCTTTGATTTGGCTACACCGATAGCAGACAAGCCACATATTATCCGATTTACATCCATCTCTGGCCTTATGTTAATATAGGTAATATGTAAGGGTTATGATTAATATAGGTAATATGTAAGGGTTATGATATATGAAACGATAAAGGGCGACCAAAGCGCAACCCATAAACACAATGGCCGCCCGTACTAAAGTGAGGAGCTTAACCCTTTGTACCTGTGAGTAATACCAATAATGCTCTCACTACACCTGCTGGTATATTGTCATATTCTGTGCCTCCTTTCTTTTAGAATTGGTTATTCTTCATTTCTTTTAGAATTGGTTATTCTTCAATCTCTGCTCCTTCAAGAGCTTCGTTAATTAGCTTTATCTTAATAAATTCCAATACCCCAATCGCCTCCCCGTATGTGAGATTATATTCTTCCCGGCAGTAGTCAATTTTGGCCGTTATCGCTTCTACAAGATAGTCAGCACCTTTGCTCATACTGCTAATCCCTTACCAGTTTAGTCTTATATCTTCAGTACCTTGTGCTTTTAGAGCCATGTATCCTTAACTCCGTCTCCTGTGTCTTGTATCTTGTAATTCCATATTTCAACCAAGCTCGTTCAGCATATTCCCATTCTTTTCCCGTAAGTTTTTCTAATCCTTTATGCCGCTTTACTCGATTGATTCGACTAACTTGATTGGCTCTGAACCGAACACCCTCTCCACTTTTCCCATATCCCTTTTTCGACCCTCCATAGCTTACTCCATAATATTCTAACCTTTGCTCTGCCTGTTGCTGTTCAAGTAATTTTCTAATCTGTCGCCATTGACTTTTAGTATATTTACTTTTTCGCTTTGTTTTAACCACAATATACCTAAACCAGCTTTATTCTGGAGAGGTTGTTAAAATTACCGCCCAGTTATTTTATTCCATCCAAACTCTGCCGGGGCGAAGGCTCTTACATCATAACCCAATTTTAGACGGGAGGCTTATTTGTCAGCTACGCTGGCCCAAGTCGTCCTTCTTAATGACGGCTCGCGCCAGAACGTAGCTTCCCACACCCACAATTCCTTATGGGCGCTGGTGTGCGGGGCTTTCGTCCAACCCATCAGGCACTTTTTTTGGCAGTAAATGTAAAAAGCGGACAGGGTGCGCCCGAAAATCTTTTTCGGCACTGAGCACCTGCCAACCCCGCCCGCTAAAGGTGCAGGCCGGAATTGAACCGGCCTTGAACTCAAATCCAAAGAGTCTGAAAAAGGTGTAAAAGAACTCCGTTGGATACCAGAACACCTACATACTAAGGAGGAGGGATGAAAGAAACAACCCCTAACTCCTGATGGAATAAGGGGTTGTATATATTCAAAGACTCGCAATATGAACTCCGCAGATAACTTTGCGAGTCTTCCAAAATGTCGTTTTGCGAAGTTCATTACAGTTGTTTAATTTATTTGTTCGTTCTTGTCAATAGAAAAAAAGGTAAAATAAAAAAAAATTTAATTATTTATTTGTTCTATCACCTTGGTGCGATACCAATTAGTAACTTGTAAAGCTCCATACAATACAGCTTGCTTACGTTTATTTTCTGTTAAATCATAGTGTGGATGTCTTGGATGATTTTGGAACCATTCTTTTTTTAATCCTATTAACTCGGCTGCATTATGTAATTCACCAAGAGTATCTGCGAATAAATGGCAAGACTTGGAATATCTCCACTTGGAATTTTTAATACAAGGTTTTATTTCATCTACATATACGCTCATCTTTCTTATTCTTTCAATCATCTTTTGAAAAATGTTCTGCCAGCAGCCCGAAGGTGTACGCCGCTGCCATCAGCGGGCCTAATAACCACCATACCAAGGCCACTGACGCTACCTTGATAATATCATCTAACTTGTTATTAGGACAGAGCTTATATAACCATTGGGAAACAGTTATCTTCTTAGATACATATATCAGAATAAGGTCTACAAGCCCAACGGCTATTAAGAGCGCCCAGAGAATAATTGTTCTGTTGGGTATTCCCGAACTAAGAAATATGATATACGCAGCAAGTAATGCCAGAGATCCTGTAATCTGAGTGGGATAATCTTCCCACTGTATTTTAATCCAGCTTGATAAAGAACTTATGAATTTCATTTTATACTCCCCTTATCTTATCAACCATCTTTTCTGTAACGGAATCTTTCACCTGAAAGTTCCGTTGAGTATTACCGAACGTAACTCTTTGTGCAGGCGGCATTTGCAATTTTATCAACTCATTAGCCTTGACAATTTGTTTCAGGGCTGTGCGGTGGGATACGAACAGGTATAGCAGGAGAAGAATAACAACAAGCGAACTGATTAAGGCCAGCCATTTCCCGTAGTGAATATCCGCCTGTATCAGGAAATAGCCCCCTATACAAGCCAGTAGGCTTACAAAGCCAAGCATTTTGGCAAGCTTAATGTTAAACATCTGGCCGGCGATTATTGCTCCTATTGACAATATTGCGCTTCCCAGGCAGGCCAGCTTGAAGCCGTTGTTTATGGTTCTGATTTTACCTTCTATTCCGGCTTCTATCCGGGCGGTTTCCACCATTGCCATAGCTTTGGCTTCCTCTATGGTCTTTGGTGCTTTCCTGAACAGGTTATTACTGGAGCAGCCGGCTATAAGTATTGCTAATATAAGGAGATATGAGTATTTCATTTATCTTTCCCCAATCGTTCTTTGCGGCCAAATTCTGCAATGAGCAGCGCATCGGCGATATTGTGAGTGATAGTAACAGGGGAATTTGGGAATAATTGCTGAGCCTTTTGTTTGGTGATATTCTTATCGCCCTTACTGAGACAGCCTAATGATTTCTGCCATTTCTGGGGCGTAACGAACTCAAATGGTATTTGCAGGGCTGTGAGGCAGCCGATGATGAACCCGAATGATTTGCCGAAGCTAAATGAGCTTGTAACCCCCATTTGCGGCGAAGAATGGACTTTCTCGATGTATGCGAAGTAATCTTCTATATTATTAAGAAATGACTTATTGAGAAGATGGGCTATTTCAGGTTCTGTGTGTTTTGAGAATTCGATGATGTCCAGAATTTTCCCCTTTTCGGACAGGATTGCAGCAGCACCTTTTTTGCCTACATCTACGCCTATAGTAATCACTATTATTTTTTCCTTAATAGTGTAACCAGCTTTTCCAGTAATTCGAGTGAGTCATCAATGAGTTTCTTGCCCTTATAGGTAGCACCAATCTTAGCGAGACAAAGTTTTCGTGTCAACTCTTTTTTTAGCCAATCTGGATTATTTCCGTTTGGCATAATTTTCTTCTTGACAAAGTGGTAGTTATAACAGTAGTAATGATTATAACGATTATAACATAAAGGTAGATAGGAAGCAAGTTTATGGCAAAGCCAAAGCAGAATCCTTTAACAAAGGCGTTGAGTCGTCAGATTCTTGAACACGAGATGAATATTGACCCGGCTCACCAGTTCGACCTTGTTAAGATATTAGGCAAGATGACCGAGCTGGGCATTAACGAAGCGGATATTGGTCTTGTATTGGGTATTGCATTACAAGGCAAGCCTATAGACCGCAGCCGGATTTCGTACTGGATGGCCAAGTATCCTCAGCTTAAGAAATATATTGGCGACAGCCGGAGGAAAGTTCTCCATTATGCCTTAATGAAACTTGTGCGAAGGGCTTGCGGTTACGATTATACCGAGAAGGTATTTAAGTACACTATAACTACTGACCCCGAAACGGGCAAGCGTACCAGCAGCCCGTATGAAGTTACTGAACATTTTAAGCATTCCAAGCCTGATACTAAGGCATTGTTATTTCTGATATGCAACCTTGATAACGAAAACTGGAAAAATATTAACAAAACAGATTTCGATAATCGCAGTGTTAATCTTAACTTTGACGGCAAGGCTACCGCTAAACAGATAGAGGCGCTTGCGGGTAAACTATACGGCAGGAAAAAAAAGAGGATAAAACAAGTTGAGGTTAAAGAAATATAACCTGTTTGATAGTCCCGGCGGTTTTATTAAGGCTATACCGAGGAAGATAGGGCCGAATCTTGAATTCAGGCAGAAGCTTCATACTACGCTCGCTGAGGATGAAGTTATGCAGAAGGTGTATTTGCAGATGTGTTTAGCAGAGCCTCAAATTGCTTTCGATACGATGTTCTTTACTTATAATCCTCGCAGCGGGGCGGGTAGCAGGAACTGGCCGTTTATTTTAAGGCCTCAACAAATAGAGGTTGTTAAGACAACGAAAAGATGTATCGAAAATGGTATTGATATGAAGGTGGAAAAGAGCCGGGACGAAGGTGCTACTGAACTGGCTATGAAGTATTTTACGTTATTATTTCTACTTGATCCCGAATCGGCTTTTCTGGTTGGCTCACGCAAAGAGGAACTGGTCGATAAGACCGGAAGTCATAGTACGCTGTTTGCGAAATTTGATTATGCCATAAGAACTTTACCTCGTTGGCTGTTCGGGAAAGTTAATGCCGCTATTGAACGGAACCATATGCACGCAAGAAATAAGATAAACAATTCTACTATTGACGGAGAAGCTACCAACGAAAACTTCGGGGCCGGCAGTAGAGCTACTGCGGTTTTACTTGATGAATTTGGCCGAGTTGTTTCCAAATTAGCACAATCGATTAAAGACTCTGTTCACGATGTTACTGATTGTGTTATATTTAATTCTACTCACTTTTATGGTGCTTCCCATCCATTTGCCGAAGTGGGCAGGGACGGAGAAGCTGTAACCATACTATTGCCCTGGTATGTAAATCCCGAAAAGGCGGCAGGGCTTTATACTTCACCGGAGATGAATGTCTTTGTGATTAAGGATATTGGTTATTATCGCCAGCTCTGTCCGGAGATATTTAACTGTATAGCCGAAAATGAAAGAGTGATATACAGCAAGTTTGAAAGAGATTGTTTATCATTTCCACAGGAAGTACAGGATAAACTTGTTGATATTAAATTTATTGCTGATGGCTGCGAGGCTATACCGGGCGATTTAAGAAGTCCCTGGCACGATATACAGGAAGCCAAGCGCAGCCGCAGGGACTTGTGCCAGAACGTATGGATGAACCCGTTAGGCTCGTCTGATGCTGTCTTTGACCCTATTGTCAATAACCGTATTCGCACGCATTACGTAAGGCAGCCTAAGTATATCGGCGAACTGGTTTATAATAAAAAAGACGGGCGTATTGACAATGTTAAATTCAATACCGGCTTACCTAACGGTCATTTTCACTGGTGGGGTGAACTGGATTATGAAAGCAAGCCCAAAGAAAGACATAACTATGTAATTGGCTGCGACCCTTCTCTTGGCACAGGTGCTTCTAATTCCGTAGCTGCTGTAGTTGATGTGAATACCAAAGAACTTTCGGGTATGTTTGTCAGCCCCAATATTTACCCTGAAGAGTTTGCCGATATGACGGCTTCTATCGCTAAATGGCTTGGCAACACCGCTTATCTGATTTGGGAAAATAATGGCGGGCACGGTATTAACTTTGGCCGCCGGTTACTTTGGCACGGTGTTGGTTCGGCTTATATTAACCGGCTTGAAGCTGCGAGGATAAGACACAGAACTAATAAATACGGCTGGTCTAATTCGCGGGAATCCAAAGCTGATTTACTTGGCGAGTTGCAGATAGCCCTGAAAGAGGGAATTAAGGAACATCCAGACCACCGCTCGTTAAGGATATATTGCGAAGAACTTGTTAATGAACTCAACAGGTATATTTATTTTGAGGATGGTACGATAGATATTTCCGAACGGCTTGATGAAACTTCAGGTGCGAGGTCAAGGCACGGAGACAGGGTTATTGCCGCTGCGTTATGCGTACTGGGTATGAAGGAGCAGCCAAGTGCTGTTTTTGAACAGAGGCAGATGAAGTATGGCAGCTTTGCCCATAGGCGGCAGATGAGAAAGGCGCAGGAAACAAAAACCGGAGATTTATATTAAGATGACAGAAGGTAAACTGGGTTTTGTTAGTAGGTTACAAAGGGGCATCACAAGCTGGAGGAAAATGTGTGAGCCTGCCCTTAAGAACCGGCTCAAGATGCTGAGTTATTACGCCAGTGGTTATTATGGCAGGGAGAAAAAAGCCAGTTCGCACGTAATGAAACTTACCCAGCGTGGTATTGATATAATTGTGCCTTATCTGAGTATGACTGAACCGAAGGTATTAGTTGAAGCGAGAATTCCGCAGTTAAAGCCCTGGGCGAGAACTACGGAACTGGCGATGAATCATCTTCTTGAAGAGATAAAGTTTAATAAGTACACGATGCGACCGGGGATACTTAACAGTATGTTCGGTCAGGGTATATTCAAAACGGGAATAATGAAAAAAGACGAACTGGAAATATTCGGCTACCTTCACGATGTTGGGCAGGTTTACTGCGATGTAGTTGATGATTCGGATTATATAGGCGATGTCTCCGCTAAGAACAGAGAAGATTTTGAGTTCGAGGGACATCGCTATAGGATGCCTACTGACGTAGCTAAGGATTTCTTTGGGGAGAAACACGCAGATAATATAAAACCTGACTTCAGCCTGCACGGTTCTTCCAAGCCCGAACTAATTGCCAAGGATAATATTGAACATTATAAATATGATAGTTTGTATGAGTGGAGTGAGTTCATTGATATATGGCTGCCGAGGGAGGATGTAATCATAACTATCCGGCCTGAGGGTAAGGGAAAACGTATTCTGAGAACAGTCGAGTGGGACGGCCCCGAAGGCGGTCCGTTCGATGTTTTAAGTTACAAACACTTTCCTGAAACACCTTTGCCTATCCCGCCCGTCTGGGGCTGGATTGATTTCGATACGATGGTAAATGTTCTGCTTAATAAAATGCGCAATCAGGCAGAGCGCGAAAAGAAAGTGGTTCTCTATGAACAGGGAGTCGAGAAAGAGGCCAAGACTATCGCCGAAGCTCCTGATGGCAGTATGTTGGGTGTGGCAAATGCTGATGCTTACAGGGAAGTCGAATATGGCGGCGCTTCGCCTCAGAATTATGATTATGTAAACTACCTTGAAAGCCAGTTTTCTATTCAGGGCGGGAATCTTTATGTGATGGGTGGCCGTAATATTCAGGCTCAGACTTTAGGTCAGGAACAGATGTTACAGTCTAACGCTTCCCGGATACTCGATGATATGGTAAATGAGGTTTACAGTATAGCAGGTAATGTCTTAAAGAAAATGGCTTGGTTTCTCTGGACTGACCCGTTAATAGAGATACCTGTTATTAAAAGACTGCCCGGCGTTGCCGATCTTGAAGTCATATTTAACGAGACAGATAAAGAAGGCGATTTTTATGATTTTAATTTTAAGGTAGAGCCATATTCGATGCAGAGAACATCGCCGCAGTTGAAATATCAACTATTAACCCAGTTTCTTAACGGCTGGATTATTCCTACTTATCAGCTTGCCGCCCAACAGGGTAATCGTCTTAATATTGCCCAGGTTACCAAGGAGCTTGCCCGGTTCCTGGATATAAATGTTGATAGCTGGTATCAGACTGCTGTTCCAGAGGTAACACAGGGGCCGGGACCTTACCAGCCGACTGAGGGTAAGATTAAAAATTCAGGCCAGAGTGATGACCGGTTCGGTGCTGATATTGGGTCAAGATTGGCCAACTTTTTTCAATACGAAACCAGCGAACGGGCGGGTAAACCCTCGCCGCCCAATAAAAAGAAAGAAGGAGTATAACTATGCCGGCAAAATCGAGATCGCAGAGAATTGCTGCTGCTATTGCCCTTCATCATCCCGAGAAATTATATAAACGTAACATAGGATTATTGGAAATGGAGCCGGCGGAGTTGCGAAAGTATGCC